AAAGTGGTGTTGTTGTTGTTCCATAAGATACACTAACTCCTGTATATCCATGTCCAACGTTATATTTTACTTTATCTCCAGTTTTAAATCCATGATTTGGTAAATAAAATGTATTTGGAATTGTTTTAATTCCTTTTTTCTGGGTAACTCCTGGGTTACTAAAAAACAATAATCCAGATTTTTGAGATGCTCTTGATAATGGACTACCCGAAGTTGAATAATATGAACTAGTTAAAGACCCAAGTTCAACTTGAGCACCCCAAACATAAAACGTAGGAGATGAATTTAGAGTAAGACCTTGAGGACCATATGTTCCTATTCTTATTCTATGGAGTCCAGCACCAGTCAATACAGTAAGACTATATCTTCTCCAATTTGTTGTTAAAGTTACTAATTGAGAATAATATGAACCACCATCGTCCAAAATAAAATAGACTTGTTCTCCACCAGTATGACCTCTTAAAAATACTGAAAATGTATTATTACCAGAGGACAAAGATACTGATTCATATTTTATTCCAAATGCATCACTTGAACCTGTAGTAGAAGCAAATGCCACTTTTGCAGCATTATTTGAACCATCTGGAGAATTATCACTAAAATATTCTACAGATCCAGTTCCTACTCCCACAGAATAATAATCCCAAGCTGTTGGAACAAGTGACGGAGGTATTGGGTTTGAATACAGGATTAAATTTTCTGAAGGGATTATTGCACTTTCTCTAGGATCAAAATAATATTCTGAGTTAAGTTTATATTCTGTAGAAGTGCTGAATCCACTATTGAAAGTAATTTTTCTACTTAATTCAATTAAACTATCACCTGCAGTGTGTGCAATAGAAGTACTTCCACCAAAAGATCTATATACTTTTATTCTAGAATCTTGAGGATATACATTAATAATCTTAACTCTTTCTGGTCCAATTTTGTAAACATCATTTACTGATGCTACGGGAAAATTTAAATTACCAGAAACATTTAAATAAGTTACAATTCCAGTTTGTGAAGCATTTGGAGTATTATTTGATAGTGTTAGTGTATTTGTTGAGATACCTACTACATAAGAAGATGCAAAATTTGTTGAAAGAATATTTAAATTCTGTACAGATACAATATCTCCATTGATTAAAGAGTGAGATGTACTTGCAAATCCAACAAATTTACCAAGAGATCCAAATGGAGTAAACTCAACATCAACTAATTTACTGAAAGAATATGATATTGAACTTACATCCCTACCTTTAATTTCTGATATTCTAGCATAAGCACCAGAACCACCTGTGCCTTGACTATTGAAGAATATATTATCCTGTATTGAATAATTATCACCAGGGGAAATAATTTGTAACTCTGTTAATTCTCCAGAACTGACACTACTAACCTCAGTGAATCCCCTACTAAAAGTATCTGGTTGAATAAATCCCTGATATCTTGTTTTATTTAATAGTAACCCTAATGGTGTTGTATATCTAATCCATCCAGTATTATTTAAATCTACAAAAGACAAGTTTGAATATTGATCAAAATTATAATCAATTATTTTTGATTTAAAAGTGTCCCCAATAATGTATGGGAAAACAGGTTTTAAAAATCCGTTAAATGGTCCAGAAGCATTTTTTATGGAATTTACAGTAGCAAAATATGCATAAACACCATTTGGAAATTCTGGAGTTTTACAATATCTTCCATTGTGTATATCTAAATCTCCATTGTTAGTGAATTCATAATCTTGTATAAAATATCCTGGTGGGAAAGATGATGTTGATGGTCTATATGCTTGTAAGTTTAATTCATACCCACTATTTAATCTTACAACAGCACCTCCCTCTTTATCCGCATATCCGTATGGTCCATAAATTGGATTTCCATCATATGCCCACCCTATGATAGGTGAATGATATTTAACTGGATTGTTATCATTCTCAATATCCTCCCGATAAACAGTATTACCAACAAGATCTAAAGAAGTTGCTAGTAATTTTTTACGCAGTTCTCTAGCAGCATATGCGTGAGTAAACTGTAAACCTCTTTCTGATGCAAGGGGTGTAGTGATTATTCCATCATCTGAATTTACTTGATCTGATTGGAAAATTCTTTCAACAACATTAATATTCCAAGATTTAATTTTAGCTTCAAATCTAGCATTGCTTCCTGTTGGAACTACTTTTACAGTAGTATCTACTTGAGAATAATTAAATCCACTTTCAATAATTTTTACGTCTACAATTGCTCCATTAACAATTATTGGAACCAATATTGCACCAGAACCAGAACCTAAAACTTCTAGTAATGGTGGTGAATTATAATTTGAACCAGGATTATTTACAATAGCACCAATAATTTTACCTTGAGAAGATACAATAACACTTATTTGTGCATTTTCTCCATTTAATAAACTTATGTCAGGTTGTCTATTGTAATTTACAACGTTTGGATCTCCATAATTATCACCTTTATTTTTTAATGATACTGATTGTATTGAACCAGTAAATATTGGTCTAACCTTAGCATTGAAGTCTTGACCAGCAAAAGTTGTGACTCCAATTGGGGATTCAATTTTTAAAGTAATTGATTGATACTTTATACTATGCTGCCCCAATCCACCATCATTAAAATCAATAAATCTTCTATTAACATAATTATAGTCACTAGATATAGTACTACCAACACCAACAGGTTCAACACTAGCAACTCTGAAAGTATTTTTATCAACTACTTTTACATAATATTCAGAATTTGTATTTAATCCAACAGGTAATACACCATCAGAGTTAAAAAGAATAATTTCTTTGTCAGTATATCCGTGATTTATTATTTTAATTGTATTATTAAAAGTACTGATAGAATCTTTATCAAAAAATAAAGTCTTATTTGTATAATTTCTACCAGGGGTAATTACTTCTATTGATGAAATTACTTTCTTCTTATCCGAAGAAGTTAATTTCTGTAATCCTTCGCCATATGAACCAAGAATAACAGTATTTATTCCAGTAATGGCATCATCTAAAGTATTATGTAATTTAATTTTAGTTGGTGTAATTATTTTAACAAAATAAATGGCATCATCAACTAAATTACTAATCTTAGGTTGATTCTGTGAATTATAAATTACTCTTTCAAAATCTCTAAATTTATGATAAGTAGTGAAACCTATACTATTTTCAGATAAATTTACCTGGTCATATAAACTTCCAGCATTAAATGATACCGAATGAATTATTTTAGATAAGTTTGCCTTTGCTTCGGCACCAGTACCGTTTCCGCCAGAAATTGTAATTTTTGGTTCGTCTGTATAATCAAATCCTTTATCTAAAATATTAATTCTAGATAAAGTTCCTACAACATTACAAATTCCCTCAGCACCAGATCCAAAAATAGTATTTCCAACACCAACATTATCCGATATAACCATCACAGGAGGGTTGATAACGTCGTAATTAGCATCTCCCACGGAAGAAACTACTATTTCTTCAATTGGACCAGAATAAATGGTATCAGAAGATTTATAATTTAATGCTTCAACACCATTTAAAAACAATCCAACAGTTCCTGGTTTTGTAATTCTATTTTCAATGATATCATCATCAACACTAGGAGAGAATTTTCTAATTATGTCTTGAGACTGTAATCTCCTATTATAATACTTCAATAATGATATTTTATTATTAAGTACAGTACCAAAAACGTAAACGAACTGACCACTTCTAATATTAGCTCTACTGGTAGCTAATCTTATTGTGCTGGAGTTTACTTTATAAACAAAATAAGGTCCCTCTGCAATATTTAACCCAACATTATTATTTCTAGAATAATATACTGCCTCGCCACTAATAAAAGAGTTAGAACCAATATTAATATCAAATCCATCATACTGTCCAGTAAAAGTTACAGACAAATCTTCAACAATTATTGGAGTATTATAATAATTTGGCAGAGAAGAACTTACAACGTAAGTGTCATCATCGTCTGTATATACATTTTGAATATCTGCTGATATAATATTAATTTCTGGTTGATTATTACTCTTAGTTTTTGATATACCCTTTCTAATAGAATATCTTACATCAGATGTATTAATTCTAGTAGTTAAGTTTACGTCAAATTCGTACTTATTTGATACCGCGATTACAAAAATATCATATTGATTACCATCACTACCTTTTATGGTTCCAATATCACCCAAAGTGAAGATATTGGGGTCATATGTTTTTATTCTATATTGTGCTGCTCCATTTAATTTTAATGCAACCTGAGTAATTTGTTCAATTTCATACTCTGGTGATACATTATTAATCCAACTGCTTCTTATTTGCTCCTCACTATCTGCACCTAAAGAAACAATTTCAACCTGGTCTTCTAATTCATAATAATATGAAGATTCTCTATCTAATTCCAAATCTCCAAGAACACCTGTAATCTTAACTCTAATTTGGTCTCCAGATTCTGAAATTGCATACGCATAATCTGGAGTTGTTATATCTTGATTTAAATTTATTGCAATAGGAGAAGACAATCCAAAAAATTGTGTGCAACTTTTACCACTATATGTAAATTTATATTCTACATTATTATCAAATACTACAAGTGTTCCTGAGTTTGTAAAGCTCAGTGTTGAATCAACATCAAGATAAGTCTGTCCAAGACCTACTGGATTGGTAATTTTTGTTTTTGGGTGTACTGTAAAATTAAATGTTTCTAACTCTGGATTATAGTCCAAACTTAATCTAAAGTACTCTTCACCGTCTTTAAAAAGTTGCTCTACATTAGTAATAGATCCAGCTGCTTTTGGAATGGTTTGAGTCTCATCTTGATATAATGTTTTATTAACTAACTCTTGAGGATTTCCAGATAATCTTTTAATAACAAGATCTCTAGTAATTCTATAATCAGCATCAGATGGTTGAATTAAGAAATCTCTAGGTTTAATGATTTGTACGGGTGAACCCCAAATGGATTTAAATAAAATATCAAAAGAACTATTTGCTCCTTTTGAAGCGTAAAAATCTTTTAAGTTTGATACTAATATTTTTTCATTTAGTTCTTTATAAAATTCAATATCTTCAAATCCTGGAGCGTATTGATATTTAAATTTTTTATAAAGTTCTGCTAAAAATAAGGAATGTAAATTATATACAATTGTATTACCTGTATGTGCGTCTATAATACTTGTACTAAAAGTCAGAGTTTCACTTTCTGGACTTGTATAGGTGGTAATTCCACTAAACCCTCTTTTACAATTTAAAAAAGTGGTTTGGTTTTTGGATTCATATAGAATTATTTCATTATCAATTTGTAAAAGACCATTATATAATGGGAATCCATCAGTGCTACTCACACTAATATCAACCGCACCGTAATCAACATTTGCGGTTAATTCAGTATAATAAGTTAATTCTGTTATATTATCTAATTTGGTATATTCATCAATATTATTTAAAATATCTACAGGACCACCAGGAAACTCTAAAGAATCATAGTAATCTTTTAAAAACTCTACAAATTCTGGATACCCATCCCTAACAAAACTGGGAAGTTGGTCAGAAACTAAATTTTTAATATTAACTCTGTTCTTCATGTTCTTACAGTCTTATGAACTCGCCGTTTAAGTAGCTAGATGATACTATGTATTGTGATCCTGATATATCAATTCCAGAAGAGATTACATCATTAATCATATTTACCATAGATTTAGAATTGTCTAATTGTAAGTATAAATCTTGTTTACCAATAACATCATTAGATTTTGGTATAGCAGAAAATTCAACTATATTATCACCAAAAGATTTTTTACTAGTTGCTATAATATTCAAAGCATTTATTTTAATCTCACCTTTTTTATAATCTATAGTTCCAACTTTTCTTCTAACAATAACTGGTTGATTTGAAGCATCCAATTTAAATAAAAATACTGCTCCAAATCCTTCAGCATGTGGAATGTCTGAAAGATAAACTGTACCAGTAATTCCATCAACAGAAAATCCACTTGTTTTAAAATTATACCCACTTGGATTTTTGATATGGAATTCATTACCAAAGCAGATTTCATATTCGGTAAATTGACCTAATATAATTTTCAAGTCTCTCCTTATTTGTAAGGTTGTAATATTTGATGTAATTGCTATAGAAGAATCATCAATTAATTTTAGGAATTTGCTATACTTGAATCTAGATCCATATCTATTTAACTCATCAGATTTAGCGAATTTTTCTAATGTTTGTTGGACTTGAGTTTTTAAAAAATCTGCATTACCTTGATTACTATTGTAGTAAACTTTTGTTTGATATTCAATATACAAATACTTTAAATCTATAAATTCTGGAATTATTCCCGCAACTGCATACTTTCTAAGAGTTGTTTTTAAGTTATCTTTAATAGCATTTGGCAAATATGAACCGTTTTTTGGTTTAACTGTAATATATACTTTGCCAAATTTTGGGGGGTCCAATTCTTCTCCACCATAAACAGATACAGATTCTGTTTCTGGATAAATTAATGGTATTAGTGATTCATAATCTGATGCAGTAACTGCTCTATTTTGTGAAGAGTATACTCTTGGAGCTAATTTTTTAATCGATGCGATGGATTCGATATCTGACCCATATCCTGCCGCTTCTACGGTTGTTAATAGGGGTTCATCAACGGTAACTGGACTGCCGTTGTTATCTACTAGTCTTCCAGCAAAACTAAAAGCATTTATACCGTTTGCAATTGTTCCATTAGTTGTAACGTAACTTACCAAAATAAAGTTATCGTTTTCTAATTTGCTGCCAAATGTATTATCTCCAAAAATTAATTCATATCTCTGGTCTTCAATTTCATTTAAGAAAAATACATCATCTGTTGATTTGACTGCAGTTAAATTATCGGCAAATTTATAAACTCTAGAAATATTACTATTTTTACTTTCTCTAACAGTAACTCTTATCAAACTGGTATCAATATTTTCATTGTTTAAAATAAATCTTTGATTTTTATTTAAACTATTTACGGTAAAGTTGTCTTCAATATAAGAACCTTCATAAATTACAATATTATCAAAAGTAGCGATTCCATTTGATACAGGAACTGTTACATCGTCAGGAATTGAATAGATATAATTTAAATTTGAGAATGATGCATTAGATGTTGCAACTATTCCTTTACGTAAAGTAATTGAAATTGGATTTGTGGCAAATCCAGAAAGATTTACAAAGAATGATATCTTTGCTCTAGAAGATCTTACTGATCTTGGTAGATACCCTAAATTTCTAGCAAGAGAAACTACATTTTCTCTTAGAGTTGCTCCATCTAAGAATACCTCATTAGTTAACATATTTGCATTATATGAACTAATGTAAGTATTATATGCTAGGGTATCAATTAAAATACTAAAATTTGATCCTTCAAAATCATAATCTGTAAATCTACCATCAGCTCTCAAGAAACTTTTGATAGATTCCCTTATATCATTAAAATCTAGTGATGATACGTTAACTAATGACATTTATCTGGTTGGCAGTAATACAAATTCTAGTTGTTGTGGTAGGGCATCTATTCCAACTATTAAATATATCACTTTAACATCCATTGCTCCTTCATCATAATTTGGAGTTACAGTAACTTCAACTAATTCAACCCTAGGTTCATTATTCCTTATAACACTTTCTATTTCGCTTTTTAATAATTCTGCGGTAGAAAAATCAATATTTTCAAATAATAATGCATTTGTGAGAGTTCCAATAGTAGGTTCAAAAAATTTCTCCCCTCTAGAGGTCAATACCAAATTCTGGACCGAACGTGCTATGGCAGATTCATTCTTTAAAATAGATAAGTCTCTCGTCAGAGGATTTGCCCTTAACGAGAGACTAATATCCTTAAATCCAACACTAATACGCTCTAGCGGCATTATTTCGAGTATTATTATGATTTATTTATAGTGGTTTTTTACCACTTATGTCCCCAACTTGGTTCAGTGCCGTAGGACCAATCATCATAATCTTCATCATTACGAATTTTTTCATGAAGTTCATTTTGAACTTCAAAATCATGCTTTTTTGGGGTTTTATCATCGTTTGCGATCTCTCGCAACATCTTTTTTTCTTTAATTACTTCTGTTGAATTGTAATCTGAGATTAAACTAGTTGTTCCCCACATATTATACATGTAGTTTACATCACGATCTGCTGGTTTACCCATTTTGCTCTCCTGATTTGTTAAATCAGAACTTTTTACGGGGTTGCTATCCCGTCAATCAATATAAAAACCAGTTCTTAAGTAATCTTCATCCTTAATATAGTTATAATTTTTGTCAATTGGTGCATTTTCATCCTTCCAAACTGGTATTGCAACAGTGTTACCATACCTAAAATCTGGGTTTTGTCTAAAATGAACCTCTATTAGACGATTTCCAATAAATTCACAATTAATATACTCATAACTACCGACCAAATCATTTAAAATTTCAGGAAAAGTAACCTCTTGGTCCATTCTTTCCCATTTTTCCCATTTATAGAGAGGACTGAATGGTTCTCGTGTACCTAAAACCACCAATTCAGACTTCTTATCCCTAAAATCTACACTTAAGTGTGGTCCATGGAATATTTCACACCAAAACTCTCCTGGATGGTATTGGTCGGTGTACTTGTAAATCCATTCTTTGCGAGCATACCGACCCATTCCAAGCATATTCATCATTGGGCGAACAATATAAAAGTCGGGTTTAGGAACTGAAGACCCAATTGGTCCACAAGTATATCCTAAAACCCGACTTAAAAATAATTTATTGTAAACCCACAAATCAGAAGTATGAATATTCTCCCACTCTTCCTGTGAATCTAAAAAATACATGAATTATAGTTAATTCTTATAGTATTTAACCTTGTCCTCTATACCTCTTACGTGCTCCGTTACGAGACGTTGCGGCGTACTTTGTATGTTTACCCATACCTTGCCGAGTTTTTTTGGGTTTTGATTCAATAACAACTTTACTAGTCAGTGAAGGTCTTTTTGCCATAGTTAATTTTCAAATAATGGTTCAAGTGAAATCAAATTGGGGTCGATATCTTCCCCCGAGAAAAAGCGTTCAGAGAACTCTTGAAGAATCTCAGTACAGTCTTCAAGAGTCATACTCTGATATAACGCTCTACCATTATAACACACGTTATAAAGTTTCTCAGAGGTACTCATATCAGATTACGCGAGTCTTCTCATGTCCAACGCGAATCCGTGGGTCACACCACGTTTCAATGCCTGCCTCTTTTGCATCTAGACAGAACGATACGTCCTCTCCACACATATCTTGAACTGCACCAGATTCAAAGACTTGCATCTTAGGAGCAAACCAAGGATATTCAAGACGTTCAAAGACACCATGACGAATCATAACCCATCCAAAACCTGTGTAATCCACGGTGAATGGTTTGCGTCTCTTTGCCATAGATTCAGTGGTTTCATGATTCATAACACCACCGTTCTTACGGAAGTCATCCTCTTCCAACCAGTGAGCAACTGAAGTAGTTACCCCATCCTCAGTGGCATACCAACCAGCAACGATTTCTTTTTCTTGCTGTGGGATACCTTCTTTGTCTGGTCCAGGTACTGCGAGATCGCACAGTTGCCAGAATTTTTCTGTATTAAACACAATGTCATTATCAATCCAAAGTTGATAATCGTATTGTAGCTTACCGTCCCAAGGAATTTGCTTAGGTCCACGAAGAACGTTTGCACCAAGACACTTGCAACGTGCAAAGTTAACCATGGAAGAATAATCTTGAGAGATCTGAATACTCATACCATTTTGTACAAGGTCAAAACACAGTTGTACAAATGATTTCAGAAATTGATAGGAGCAACCACGTCCTGGGAGACAAAAGACGATGCTCTTGCCCCTCATTCTCTCCCTAATTGCATCATAGTCCCACTGCTCTTGTGGTTGAGTCGGAGCTGTGGCTTTTACGGTGAATCCTTTTGCCATGTTAATTAAGTTTCTTCAGGTCAATTCTAACGTTTAGTTTTTAGTTTGTCAATAGGAAGACTCTACCATGAGTTGTCGATTTACTTCGACTTCCTCATAATCAAACTCTTTGTCTTTGAGTTCTTCCCACTTCTCTATGAATTCGTCTTCAGAGAGAACTGCGTCAACACAATGATTATCTTTGTCATAGATGTGATAAACTTTGTCCATATTAAATCCTCTTGACATTTTTATGTATAATGGTATTATAGCATACCCTTTAGGGTTTATACGACCTTCTGAGGGAAATTTTTTTCCCAAAAATTTTTCATATGAAAGTGAAATCACTCACTCGAATTGTCACCTCTG